GGAGATTGCTGCTAGCCATTAGTTCCTTTTAAATCCCCGGTTTCGGGGTCTATTTTGGCCTGTTCCTCATAGCTGGGTTTGCTCACAATTTCCCTTCTATCAATACCCGTCCCCCTCTTGATCATTTCCTCAATATCGATTGCTTCCCCAGTGAACTTGTATACCAACCTCAATACTTCCTGGTGGTCAATAATGCCCATGTCATACAAATCAAAAACTACCGTTTTGATTTGATTTCCAGCCATAGCCAAAGCTACATTATCCCTGGCAGAGATATCCGCCGCATTAACATCAAACCCTTCATTCGGGTTCAGCTTGTAATCCACCAAAGCCCGTCTGTTTATCGCAATCTGCACCAGGTCCCTGATGATCCACATGAAAACCTGCTGCCTTTGCTCATACTTGCGGTAGGTTGGCCCACCAGCCGCCTCCGCTGTGGTTCGCGTGGCGCTCTCAGGCTCCGCCAGAAAGTGCATCGGGATACCAGCCCCAGATGCGATCATCTTTTTCAAGGCGATACCGTCCGTGCTTGCGTCCAGCGCTTCCAGCTTCGGGGTCAAAACCGACCATTCTTCAGTTTCATCGGTCACCAAAATGCTCCCTGGGGTGGGTGGGTTCGCCAGCAGTTCAGTCTGCCTGGCCTTTCTCGATGCTTCATTGATGAAACTGGCCTTCACCACATACAGAAAGGCATTTCTAAATCGATTCAATCTCACCCGGTCTTCAAGCCAGGCGGTATACCTGGCCAGCCACTTCAACAGGTGTGACAGGTCTGATTCCCCCCAAAGACCGCCTGCCGGCCTGTTAACCGAATAGTGAACCATAATTGGCGCAAATTGGCCCCTCTCATCCGCATCATCCTCGGTTGGGTCATAAGCCTGGTAAATGATCGGTTCAAACCCTTCCTCATTCTTGACCTTGAAGGCGGTTTCTTGTTCAATGTCATTTTGTGCAGTGATGATTTCTTCTACCTGGTCGGCCTGCACTTCCCTGATGAAAGACATGCCGCTTGGGTCCGTGCTTATCAGTATGAAAAGATTGCCAGCCCTTGCCAACTCATCACTCATCGCCAGCAGTCGGCTGTCCATTTTGTTCAGATAATGCCCCCAGAATTCCTGTATGAAATCATTTACTCGTTTATTTTTAGAGCTTACTTCAATGCCATTCCCTATTGTATATTGTGTGGTCAGTTCAATGATCCGCCGAGCCAGTGGGTTATACCGCCAGGCATCCAGGCACTGTTCCAGGATCTCCGCCCTCGAATAACTTGGCCGGTCCCGTTCCAGGTCGTTCAGGCTGGTGGTCCCGATCATGAAGGTGTTGTCATTCTCCGGAATGCTTAACCATATCCTGAGTTTGCTCTTCAAGTTGTCTATTAGCTTAGCCATAGTGCGAGTAACCTCCAGTTGCATCGCACGTATGCGCACTGCGTGAGCAGTGTGCAACCCTCAATTTTGATTTCACAATATCGATTAATTTAGCCATAGGCCGAGTAGCCTCCAGCTACATCGGCCATATGCAGACCGCGGGGGTGGTCTGCAAGGTCACGTAGCTTGTCAATTTCCTTCATCGGGTCTTTATTAAAAATTACAATCGGTTCAAACCTTCTTTCCTCCCCCTGCAAATTGTCCCAGGCTATTGCCAGCGCCATCACGCAGTCATCATGCTGGCCCTTCGGCGCGTTATAGATATATGCGCCGCTCTGGGTCCTTTTTTCCTCGTAGTTCAGCAGTTCATTCTTCAATTGCCGGTCATTCAAAACCTTGATACTGTTCTGCTCAAAGGCCACCTGCAAATTCTGGATGATGGCCTGCTTAGTGCTGTTATTAGTCATGAACGGGATCACCATGATTCCTTCCCTTCTTAGATGATCGATCACGCCCTGACCGATTCCGTTCACCTCGATCTTTATACTTTTCAAGTGCCAGCGCTTATAAATGCCAATGATCCTGGCTTCTAGGATAGGGTAATCCACCCGGTTAAAGCGTTCCTGGTGCACCATTTCTTTTGTTTCAGCGTCAATAATGGCAATGACCGTGAAGTCCTCTGCGTTGGCAATGTCCGCGCCGGCTACATACATCCTGTTTTCCTCCGGTTCCCTGGGTTCCAAAACCGCGCACCCTTCCACGTTCCTGAACACCGACCCGGCGTTATCCACAAATTCCGCCAGGTATTCCTGCCTGAAAACAACCTCTGGCAGATCCCTTTTGGCCGCCTCCACTTCTTTAGGATCTATTTTGGGATTGCTCACGGTCGGGAAACGCCAACTCTTCCAGTCTTCTTCCCCGCGCTCGCCCTTTTGAAACAGTTCAAAGAAGTGATTCCTTCCTTTTGGCGTGCCGATGAACAAGGCTTTTCCTTTTCGATCAGTCAACGCAGGCCTGATCTCTTCTGTCCAGGCGGTCTTGCGCATCGAGGCGCACTCATCCATCACCACGAAATCCAGCCCCTCTCCCCTTAACCCGTCCGATTTTTCAGCAGATCTGACTGCCACAAAGCCCCCATTTGGAAATATAACCTGCTTATCACTTATTCTTATTTCTACCCCTGGCAACTGCCTGGCAATTTCTCGCAGAGGCCGCCAACCCATTTCGCTGTCCTTATATGTTGGTGCCACCCACCAGGCCCGGCCTCCTCTTGAAGCAGCGTCAATGCATTCATTAACACCAAGTCTGGTCTTTCCCCAGCGCCGGCCGGCAGATAAAACTTTAAACCTCTCCGGTGACATATGCACTTCCAGCTGTCCTGGATGAGGTTCAGCCTTCAATTCCGTCTGCATCAGCCCAGGTGGGACCTCCCGTCCCCCTGGGCAGTGTCAAGCTCGTTGGAGCTTGACCCGTCCGGTTGCGACCACTCATTTTCTTCTCCTGTTCCCAACCAGGTCACAATAATCTTGTTCTGTTCTTGTGTAACCTCGAATGTTTCAGGCACCTTTCCAAAGGCATAATGCATAAAGGCTTGCTGCTTTTGAAAGTTTTTACTGGTCATCCAGTCTCTCAAAATCGCTTCGATCACACTGCGTGCCTTTGGATCTGTGCGAAAATCAACAGGCTCATATCCCAATTCCTGCGCCAGTTCTCGCAGTGCATCAAAGTTCTTTGGCCGACCGCTGCGGTTGATCCGCGCGTCTCCCTTTTTGAAAGGCACTAAATTCTTCTCGTTAGCCATATTCTGTCACTGCGACTGCGTAGCGTCCTGTAAGGAGTTACGAAGCAGTCTCCATGTTTTTGTTATCTGGTGAGCCCCAATCTCGTTTAACTTTTTCAAAAGCCATTTCTAGTTTATCCTGAGCGCCATCAAGGCGCACATCGTCCCATTCATTTTTCGGGATCAGGTGTACGCTGATCGCGGGGGCGATCAGTGTTGCTTTGTCTTTCTCGTTTAAACGCATCAAGCGCCATCTCTAGTTTATCCTGGGCGCCATCAAGGCGCGCCAGGTGTACGCTGATCGCGGGGGCGATCAGTGCCAAATGCCATCTCCAGCTCATTAATCCTTCCCTCCAGGTCCTTTATTTCTTTGTTCTTTATGCAAAGTTCTTTTTCCAATCCTTCAACTTTTTTCCTGAGTTCGTTGTTCTCATGGTCAGTAATCTTGATCAGGCTCTCCCGTTCCTCAAGATCACTACGGAGGCAGTTAATTTTCTTTTCCATTTCGCCCAGGCGTGCGCGCAGGTCAGCATTTTCCTCGCGGATCTGCTTTATGTCGTTGCTGGCATTTTCCAGCATGATGTCTGCAATGCTGGCCTGGTCTGCTCTGCGCCTGCCAAGTGTGGTAATAAGCGCAGTAATCACACTCGACCCCAAAATCGAAAGTAGAATAGTCAGGTAATCTTCCATTCCCCCATTTTATATAAACCGATTCCCCTCATTCATTAAATTATCATTAATTTTTTGACCAGTTTTTGTAAATGGTTTGCACGAATTTCATAAAAAACTCTTAACCATTTTAATCTTAATTTAAGTAACGAAGCCCATTCAATGATATAAAATTACTTCAATGATTAGTAGAACAAACATTCTATTTTGTAGAACAAATCTTATGAGATCGGA